GCTTCTACTGTCTCTATGGATGGTAATCGTAAATTCGTGATTCTTGATGAGGCAGATTATCTAAATCCACAATCAACTCAGCCTGCCTTGCGTGGGTTCATTGAAGAGTTCCATAAGAACTGTGGATTTATCCTTACCTGTAACTTCAAGAACCGTATTATCGACCCTTTGCACAGTCGGTGTTCTGTAGTAGAGTTTCGTATTCCTACTACTGATAAACCTAAACTTGCTGGACAATTCTTCAAAAGAGTGCAAACCATTCTGCAAGAAGAAAAGGTTCAGTTTGAACCAAAGGCTGTCGCTGGTATTGTTGAGAAACACTTCCCAGATTGGAGAAGAGTTCTTAATGAACTGCAAAGGTATTCTGCCTCTGGTATGATTGATGGTGGTATACTAGTTAATCTATCAGAAACAAACATGAAGGACTTAACAACTTTCCTTAAAGAGAAAGACTTTAAGTCTATTCGCAAATGGGTTGCAAACAACCTAGATAATGATCCTGCTCGTATGTACCGTAAGGTATACGATTCTCTGTATGAAGAAGTACAGCCTTCTACTGTTCCTCATCTTGTTCTCGCAACAGCAGACTACTCTTATAAATCTGCCTTTGTCGCTGATCAAGAAATCAATATGCTTGCATTTATGATTGAGGTTATGACACAGGTGAATTGGAAATGAGTTATGAACTAAAAGATTATCTAAAGTCTATCAATGAAACAAAGGAAAATCTGATGGATTCAGATGATCCTATGTGGGAAAAGAAATATTCGCCGTTCATCATTAACAAGTGTTTGGCGCCATTCAATGACACCATAATGCTTGTTAATGAGGTGAATCAACGTCACCACCTTGACACAAAACTCCAATATGACTTTTTACTAAATACTATTAGATCGAAGAAACGCTATGCTCCTTGGGTAAAGGCAGATAAGTTGAAAGATTTAGAGTATGTAAAAGAGTATTTTGGTTATAGTAATGCAAAAGCAAAAGCCGCTCTTCAAATACTTGATAATGAACAGATAACGACTATAAAAAATAGTTTGAATAAAGGTGGAAGAAAATGAATGAAATTGAATGGCATCCAGAAAAGATGCTGGAAGTAAAATTAAAAGAACCAGATGACTTCCTAAAGGTTCGTGAGACATTATCTCGTATTGGTGTCGCCTCTCGTAAAGAGAGAAAACTCTATCAGTCTTGTCACATCCTACATAAACAAGGTAAGTATTACATTGTCCATTTCAAGGAACTTTTTGCTCTTGATGGTAAAGATACAAACCTAAACGAGAACGATGTATCAAGACGAAACTCAATCGCCGGACTACTTGGTGATTGGGGGTTGATTGAAATAGTTGGTGAAGCTGAACCTAAAGCACCTCTTTCTCAAATTAAAGTAATCGCTTTTAAAGAGAAGGATGAGTGGGAACTGGAAACAAAATACAATATCGGTAAAAAAAGAGAAGCTTAAATTGACACAAAAATTCTCCCAATTCATTACAGAAGAACCAAAAGAACAGAAGTATAAACTCCTCATTCTTTCGCATGACGATCCACTAGACCCTAATGAAACAGGGCCTATGATTCGTAAGACTGCGAAATCAATGGGTATTGAATGTTATCTTGCTGAATTCTCTGGTTCTTATATGGAGTCTGATGGAGACAGTAAGTTAGTTTATTCTTTTCCAGTAAATGATGAAGGCAAGGCAGAACTTCCTACAATGAAGTCTGATGCTGAATACGATAAACCGTTTAAGATTAATCCTAAAGATACTCTTGTTATGGCAAGAGGATTGGGTTCTACAGTAAAGCTTGGAAACCGTTCTTGGTGGGTAACTATTAATAATCTAGAAGAAGAAGGTTACACTGTCATCAACTCTACAAAGTGCCATGACATTTGTGGTGATAAATGGTACAACCAAGTTGTTTTCCAAAGAGAAGATTTTAATACACCAAAGACAGTTTTGGTTCGTCATGCAGAAGGTGGCGCAGCTGCAGCAGAGAAACTTGGAAATAAGTTTCCAATGATTCTTAAAACATCTACAGGTTCTAGGGGTGTTGGTGTTATGTGGGTTGAGAGTTTGAAATCTCTTCACAGTGTTATCCAACTACTATATAGAGAAGATGAGTATGTAGACATTCTTTTGCAAGAATATATTAAGACAGATTATGACGTAAGAGTTATTATTGTTGCTGGACAAATAATTGGTGCGATGAAACGACCTGTTATCAGTGATGATTTTAGAAGTAATGTTTCTCAAGGTTCTGAACCAGAGATACATGAGTTGACTGAATTAGAAAAAGAAGAATCAATTCGGGCGGCTAAAGCAGTGGATGGAATGATTGTCGGAGTTGACTTCATTCCTGCTAAAAACAGAGATAAAGATAAACCATATATGATTGAGGTGAACTCTACTCCTGGCCTTATGGGTATTGAAGCAGTTTACAAAGATGCAGCTTCCAAACCACTTATCAAAGATCAGAAGAGAAGTATCTCAAAAGAAATATTGGAAATCTTTATGAATAGAGACAATTGGAGTATATAATGACACTACTAGAAGCAATCAAAAAACACAACGAAGGTAAGATTGCCCTACATAAAGCAAATGTTGCAATCTATTTGAAGAACCCTGCTGGTATTGGAGAACATTCTGATATTGCAGAGGCCGTAGAAGCAGAACTACTTAAAATTGCAGAAGCACAAGATGTTATCGACATGATTGATAGACACTTCACCTCAGAGGAACAATTACCTCTTTTCTCTTGACATTTCCCCCTAATGGTGGTATATTTACATAATGAAGTTTTACACACATATCGCCCAATGGGGTAATCAATTACTTGTTCGTGCAGTAGAGAATGGTGTTCGTTCTAACTACAAAGTTAAATACGAGCCCACTCTTTATGTTCCAGTAAAGAAGGAAACTGGCTGGAAAACACTTGACGGTAATAATGTCAGTCCAATGAAGTTCCTCTCTATCAAAGAGGCAAAGGAATTTGTTGCACAGTACGAAAGTCAACCACACCTTGTGCATGGTATGACACAGTTTCCTTATACCTATATTTCAGAAACATATCCCAAACAGATTCAGTTTGATAGTTCACATATGCGAATTGTCACTATTGATATTGAGGTAGAATGTGAGAACGGTTTTCCAAATGCTGATCAAGCACTTGAACCAATGCTGTCTATCACTATCAAAAACCATGACACTGGACGTATCAAGGTTTGGGGATTGCACGATTATCATAACGATAGAGAAGATGTACAATATATCAAATGTCAGACTGAACGTGAATTACTAGCTCAATTCCTTTCGTGGTGGGAAAGTGATCATCCAGACATTATCACTGGTTGGAATACAGAGTTCTTTGATATTCCCTATATCTGTAACCGTATCAAATCGGTTATGGGTGAGGATGCTATGAAGCGTCTTTCGCCATGGGGTGTTGTGAACTCTCGTATGGTAAACTCTGGTTTTGGACGTAAAGATCAAGTCTATGATATTATGGGTGTTGAAGAACTTGATTATTTACAGCTCTACAAAAAGTTTACTTATTCTAATCAAGAATCATATCGACTTGACCATATTGCTTGGGTTGAACTTGGTGAACGTAAAGATGAAAATCCTTACGAAACATTTCGTGAATGGTACACAAAGGACTATCAGTCGTTCCTAGACTATAATATCCAAGACGTTGAACTTGTCGATAGACTTGACGATAAAATGAAATTGATTGATTTGCTTCTGACTATGACGTATGAGGCTAAAGTCAATATGTCTGATTCATTCACATCAGTTAAGTATTGGGATGTTCTTATCTATAATCATCTTCTCAAGAAAAAGATTGTCATTCCACAGAAAACAAGTCATGTTAGTAAGGGTGACAAGTATATTGGTGCATATGTCAAAGAGCCACAGGTTGGACAACACAAGTGGGTTCTGTCTTTTGACTTGAACTCTCTGTATCCACACTTGATTATGCAATACAATATTTCGCCAGAAACACTTCTTCCCAAAACAATGGGTTTTGATTCAGAAAAGTCTGTCAACGAGTTGTTACAAAAACAACATGACTTATCTCTCCTAAAACCAGCTGATGTAACTTGTACACCAAATGGTGCATTGTTCAGAACTAAAATGATGGGATTCTTGCCAGAGATGATGCAAGAGATGTACAATGATCGTACCATCTACAAGAAGAAGATGTTGGAGGCAAAACAACAATATGAAAATACAAAAGATCCAAAGTATCTAAAAGATGTGTCTCGTTACACTAACATTCAGATGGCAAGAAAGATTTCATTGAACTCTGCTTATGGTGCGATTGGTAATGAGTGGTTTCGTTATTATGACTTGAGAATTGCAGAAGGTATTACAACTTCTGGCCAACTATCCATTCGCTGGATTGAACAGGCGCTAAATGGATACTTGAATAAACTGCTAAATAGTAAGGATAAAGATTATGTTATTGCATCAGATACGGATTCAGTATACATTAGGTTTGACGAACTTATTGATAAAGTGCTTAAAAAGAGAACAGATGAGTCGGAGGATAGTTATCGCAGCCGGGCCGTGGACTTCCTTGATAGAATTGCTCAAGAGAAAATTGAACCTTTTATTGATGAGAGTTATCAAGATCTTGCTGAGTATGTAAACGCATACGATCAGAAGATGCAGATGAAACGTGAGGTGATTGCTGACAAGGGTATCTGGACTGCAAAGAAAAGATACATTCTTAATGCATGGGATGTTGAAGGTGTTCGTTATCAAGAACCACAACTCAAGATTATGGGAATTGAGGCTGTTAAATCATCTACGCCTGCACCTTGTCGTGAAAAGATTAAACAGGCACTAAAGGTTATCATGTCTGGAACAGAGAAAGATGTAAACAATTTTATTCAAGAGTTTCGTGATGAGTTTATGAACTTGCCACCAGAAGAAATTGCTTTCCCTCGTTCAGTTAATGGTATTGACAAATGGAGTGATAGTTCTGGTATTTTTAAGAAGGGCGCTCCTCAACACATTAAAGGCGTAATTCTTTACAACCACTTTCTAAGAAAACAAAAACTTACAGGAAAGTATCCACTGGTTCAAGAGGGCGAGAAGATTAAGTTTCTGAATATGAGAACACCAAATCATATGCAATCTGGTGTTATTTCTTTTATGACAAAATTACCAAAAGAACTTGACATTCACAAATATTTGGATTATGATACACAGTTTGAGAAGGCCTTTGTTGAGCCTCTGACTTTTATATGCAACCAAATTGGTTGGAAGATTGACCGTTCTTATGGAACACAAACCACACTTGAGGATTTTTTCTCTTGACATATTAGTAATTTAATGTTACTATATAAAGATAGTATATTGGGTATGAAGATATACTAACAATATTGCAAATAAGGAGTATAACCATGCAATTACAATTCGATTTAAATAGAAGTCTAAAAGCAAACCCCCCGAAATATGGTAAAGGAATAAATTTCCTTGAAAGGAAAGTTGGAAAGCTTTCTGGACTTAGAGTTATGAACTCAAACGGTTCGTCACTACAACCACGAGAAAAGAATCTTGACGATGGTCAAAGAAACACTGAACACTCTTTTAGGGTGAATGGAGTTCTCTATGATAGGGAAGTCATGGTTACAGAACTTTGTCCAGATGGAATTGAAGAGTTGATTTCTGGATATGGTAGAAAGTATGCATTTGATTCTATGGGAGTTGATACATATTTTTGGGATGTAGTTGAATTTGAAAGTCCATATTGGAAAGCAGTATGGAAAAGAAAACTAAATGCGACTAAAGACCATATCGCACAAGGAACTCCCAATACAGAAGGAACTTATATCAAAGGATTGGTTGATCTGAAAAATACTAATTCCTTTGATCATACTAATGATGATGCAGTTAAAGAAGCATTGTTTGAAATGTCTGATGGACAATTGGACAATGATCAGATAGATAAACTTCTAAAAAAGTTCAGAAAATCTAATAGTAAGTATATCGGTATTAACGCTTATAATAAGGTAGACGCAAACGCAGCTGCTAGAGAACTTGGACTTCCAACTAGTGGTTATGTCAAAGACATTTCTAGTGATGCGTGGGATACTGTTGGTTGGGTTTATAAAACTGGTGATCTTAAAAAAGAAGTTATCTCTTGGGCAGAAAAGTTTGACCAGTATGATAAAAAAATCTCAATCACTGGATATATTGAACACACAGAATTGGACGAAGAAAAGATCAAAAAGGCACGAAAGTCTTTTTTAGAGAGCTTAGAAAAAACAATCACAAATGTTATTCACAAGTACTTAGATGAAAAGTACCATAACATGGTTTATTTTGAAGGCTTTCTCGCACAAATCACAACAGAAGACCCAGAACAGGGTGGACTTCCAAAAGAAAGAGGCCTTGTTGATGTGGATGGTAATATCATTTACGAAAAGAAATAATGATAAAAGATATATTATGTAAATCGGTTGAAAGTCAAATACCAGAACAAGAAGTTGCAGTGCTATTGAGTGGGGGTGTAGATTCTCTCTCAGTAGCATTTGCCGCATCTGATGTTGGAAAAACTGTTCACGCATACAGTTTTCATTTAGATACTCATGTTTCATATGACTTTCAGAAAGCCAAAGATGTTGCAGAACATTTTGGTTGGAACTTCACTGGTGTTTCTATTCCAACCAATAATCTCAAACAAGACTTTCATAGACTTGTAGAACTAGACTGTAGAAAGAAAACACATTTTGAATGTGTGTATCCATTTCTGTATGTCTATCCACAAATTAAACAGAAGTATGTTTTGTCTGGTTGGGCGGCAGATGGTTATTATGGAATCAGTAAGAAGGCAATTCTTAACTACAAACACACACAAGAACTATTTGATGAATTCAGAAATAATTACTTTAAACCAGATATGTCTGCTGGATATAAATGGCACAAGAAGGTATCAGATAAACATGGAAAAATATTTGTCACACCATACCTAACTCCAGAAGTAAAGGAATTCTTTTATAGTAAGAGTTGGGAACAACTAAACTTCCCACACCAAAAACATCATGTTAGAGCTGCCTTTGAACAATTTAATCACATAGGAAATGTCAAAAATCACTTGAATTTACAGATAGATTGTGGTATAGTATACTTGTTTGAATCACTAATAGATGATAAAGAAATAAATTTTAAAAATAGAACTAGAATTATGGATATTTGTAGAGATTGGTACTTGCTAAATAATACAAATACTTTGGAGAATTTTTTCACATGATATATAAACCATACAAATTAGAAGATGTTGTTAAAGCATCCAACCAAAACAAGTTTAATGTCATTTCTACCTTTGCTGGTGGGGGTGGTTCTTCTACAGGATATCGTCTTGCTGGTGGTAAGATTTTATGCGTCAATGAATTTGTAGAAGAGGCCCAGAACACATACAGAGAAAACTATCCAGACACACCAATCTTGCCAGGCGATATCAAACAGTTGTCTGGTAAAGACTTTTTAGATATTGCTGGACTTGAAGTGGGTGAACTAGATATTCTAGACGGTTCACCACCATGCTCTGCATTTTCTGTTGCTGGTAAACTATCACATGGGCGAGATGGTAAACATTCTGACGGATGGGGCCAGACTAAGAACTATTCAGATGGTAAGATGGTAGAAAACATTGAGGACTTATTCTTTGAGTTTCTACGAGTTGCTGATGATATTAAACCAAAAGTGATTATTGCAGAGAATGTGAAAGGACTTACAGTTGGTGAGGCAAAAGAATATTTCAACAAGATTCAAAATACTTTTGAGAATATTGGATATGATGTTGTTGCAAAGGTATTAGATAGTCGCTTCTTTGGTATCTCACAAACCAGAACAAGGGTTTTCTTTATTGGTGTTCGTAACGATATCACAGAGAAAGCTGGACTTAATTTTATGACTATTGGTAACGTCTTTCCACAAGAGTTGCCAGATGTTGTTCCTCTAAAAGATGCTCTAATTGGATTAGAATATGATGAAGAAGAGGTAAAATATCTAACAGAGAAGTTTACTAAAACTGCATATTGGAAACAAACTGGAAGTGTTATGCCTGTCGATCCAGACAAGGTTCTGACAGGTGGTGATTATCATCCTAAAGGTCATCACTTCAATCTCAAACGTGTATCCCAATATGCTCCAGCTCCAACACTAACTGCAATGGGTAGTAATGATACAACTGCTGGTGCTTTTCATTGGAGTGAACCTAGAAAATTAACACTTGGCGAATTAAAACGTATTCAATCGTTACCAGACGATTTCAAACTAACTGGTAAGTGGAATCAGAAATCAGAAAGAATTGGAAGAATGGTGCCTCCTCTGATGATGAAGGCTATTGCTGAATCTGTATATGATAAAATATTGAAGGAGATTACATAATGGCAGACTTTACTTTTGCACATAGAGAGGAAGGTTTCGATGAACACATTGAACATTCTATTCGTGGTTACAGTCATTTGCTTGGTGATGTTGTAAACTATTCACGTTACTTTATAGAGGATGATACTAATGTTGTAGATATTGGTTGTTCAACTGGTAAACTCACTCAGGCGCTTTTAGAAGAGAACCAAGACCATTGTTGTGATGCAAATTATGTTGGTGTAGAGATTGCAGAAGGTTTCTTTAAAGATTTGGATAAAAGATATCAAGAAATTACTTCTATGAATCCATGGGCCTCTGTTAATTTTGTAAAGGATGATATTCGTAACTACAGTTTTGAAAACTGTTCTCTTGTCACATCTATCTTTACTTTACAGTTTATGCCACCAAGACATAGAAGAGATATTCTTCATAAAATATATGATGGACTTAATTATGGTGGGGCATTTATCTTTGCAGAAAAAACAGTTTGTGAAGATCCTAGACTACAGGATATGATGACTTTTAATTATTATGATTACAAAAGACAAACCTTTTCAACTGAAGATATTATGGACAAGGAAAGAACTTTGCGCCATATGATGAAACCTAATACTTGGAAAGAACTTCTAAGTAATATTTCTCTTGCTGGTTTTGGATTTGATAAAATACAACCATTTTGGAGAAACCACACATTCGTAGGAGCGATTGCAATAAAATGAAAGAAAACACAATTATTACGCTTGTAATGAACAATGGGGCTGAAATTATTGGAAAATATATTTCTGATGATTTTAATAGTATCACAATTTATAAGCCAAGAATGGTACAAGCATCTCAACAAGGGGTGGGTCTTGTGAACGGAATAACCATGACAGGAATTGAACCGAATGGAGATTTCCAGTTTCCTAAATCTTCAGTAATGTTTATGATTGAAACAGTTGAAGAACTTGCTGCTGGTTGGACACAACAAACGAGTGGTATTGCAGTTCCAACAAAGAGTGGACTGATAAAGTAATGGACAATTTTATTCAAGTGTATGACGATGTGATTGATGTTGACTTGTGTAAACAACTCATTGCCATGTTTGAAGAATGTGAACATCAACATGAGAATATTTCGTTGCAAGGCCATCGTTCATTTACTCAGATTACTCTTCAGAATCACAGTGATTGGAAGCCATTTTCTGAAGCATTACAACCAGTATTCTTTCAGTATGTATCTAAATACTGTAAAGATGCAAACGTAACAGATACTATGTTTCCAGAAAAATTCGCTTTCGAGCAATTTAGATTAAAACGATACTTACCAAATGACTTTGACCAATTTAAGGATCATGTTGATGTTGGTAATTACAATTCTGCTCGTAGGTTCTTGGTATTCTTTTTATACCTTGATGACAATGAAGCAGGACATACTACATTCCCACAGTGGGATATTGCAGTACAACCAAAGGCTGGTAGAATGTTGATGTTTCCCCCAATGTGGACACATCTTCATGCTGGAACTAAACCAGTAGAGAAACCTAAGTATATCATAGGAAGTTATTTACATTATGTCTGATATTCGTGACAAATATACATTCGTAGAAAACAAAGATAAGAAGTGGCAGTGTATTGGACTTACTGCTGAAGCTGGTAAGTATCAAGGCCTCGTCTACCAATATGGAGAAGTCAGAGTAATTGAGAATGAAGAAAAGACATCTGCCTCTTTACAATTCGACTTTGATGTGGTAGACTCTAATGGACTACCAGAAGAAATGCTAGATGATGATCTCTATGAATTAATGGGAGACATTCTAGCAGATATAATTGAACAACAGATAGCAGGGGATGCACTACAATATGTCAACACAGACGATTGAACGAACCACACTTAGTAACTTAGTATATAATGAACCTTATGCAAGAAAGGTATTGCCTTTTATAAAACCAGAATATTTCGGCAATCGTCACGAAAGAGTTGTATTTGAAGAAATCAACAAGTTCATGGAGAAGTATGGTAATCAACCTACCAAAGAAGCTCTCTCTATAGAACTTGATAACAGGAAGGACTTGACTGACGAAGAGTTCAAGTCAGTTCTAACTATTGTCGAAACACTATCTGATGCACAGGTTGATATGCAGTGGTTGGTGGATACGACAGAAAAGTTTTGTAAGGATAAAGCAGTCTACAATGCTATCCTAAACGGTATTCAGATTATTGAGGGGAAAGATAAAGAACATACCGCTGAAGCAATACCGTCCATTTTATCTGAAGCACTTGCAGTTGCATTTGATCAGAATGTTGGACACGACTATGTAGAAGATGGTGAGAACCGATATGAGTTCTACCATAAGAAAGAAGAAAAACTAGAGTTCGATCTTGAGTACTTCAACAAGATTACCAAGGGCGGACTACCACAGAAAACTTTGAACATTGCACTTGCTGGAACAGGTGTTGGTAAATCGTTGTTCATGTGTCACATGGCTGCGTCAACACTTATGCAAGGAAAGAATGTTCTATACATTACTTTGGAGATGGCAGAAGAACGGATTGCAGAAAGAATTGATGCGAATCTAATGAACATTACTATGGATGACTTACACGAGTTGCCCAAGAAGATGTTTACTGATCGCCTCTCCAAAATTCAAACAAAGACCAACGGAAAGTTAATTATCAAAGAATATCCAACTGCATCTGCTCATACTGGACATTTTAGAAGTCTGATAAAAGAACTGGCATTGAAGAAATCATTTAGACCAGACGTTATCTTTATCGACTATCTGAACATCTGTTCATCTTCACGATTTAAGGGGAATGCAAATGTTGGATCATATTTTTATATCAAAGCGATTGCAGAGGAACTTAGGGGCCTTGCAGTTGAAAATAATGTACCAATTATGTCGGCAACACAAACGACTAGAGGTGGATATGCCAATTCAGATGTGGGTTTGGAAGATACATCAGAAAGTTTTGGTTTGCCTGCTACGGCTGACCTCATGTTTGCCCTCATCTCGACAGAAGAACTAGAATCTCTAAACCAGATAATGGTAAAACAGTTGAAAAACCGATATAATGATCCTGGCTCCAACAAAAGATTTGTTGTCGGCATAGACAGGGCGAGAATGAAACTATATGATTGCGAACAGGAAGCACAACATGACATTATTGACAGTGGACAGGAAGATGACACCCCAGCATTTGATAAAACGACTTTCGGATTGGGTCTTGGAAAGAGCAAGACTTATGAGAAATTTGAGGACATCAAAGTATAAAAAACCAAAGTACTTTGTAAATAAAAATGGTATGTGGTGGGAAGTTGTTGAATTTCCTACAAACGACATTATACGCTCCTTTTCTAATAAAAGAGAAGCAGAGATGTTGTCAGAACAAATGACTAAGAACCCACCTTTTGGCGAAAGAACAATACCAAAGTTCTTAAAAGGTAAGAGTATTGACATTTCTGAATAATTGTGTTATTATAAATAGTAATGAAGAAACTATTTGTATGAATGGACACAGTGTAAATGTTAAACTTTTCAGGCTTTCTTGCCGAAGATAAAGGTGGGAAGAATCTACACCTAGAACATATCGAAGATGAAATTCTAAATTTCGGAATTGATGGCGGCCGTGCTTCCATCAATTTTGTTCGTTCTCTTAGAGATATGTTAGCAGGTGCATCTCGTTCATCTGTAAATATGACTGTCAAGTGGGATGGAGCTCCAGCAATCTTTGCTGGTATCGACCCAGAAGATGGTAAGTTCTTTGTTGCAAAGAAATCAGTTTTCAACGTAAATCCAAAACTATACAAATCTTCTTCAGAAGTTGACGCAGACGTTTCTGGTGCATTGAACTCTAAGTTCAAAATTGCACTTGCAGAGTTTTCTAAGTTGGGCATTAAAGGTGTTCTTCAAGGAGACTTGATGTTCACTGACGATGTTGATACCACAACAATTGATGGTAAATCATTTTATACATTTCAACCAAACACAATCGTATATGCAGTTGATGTAAACTCAGACTTGGGTAAACAAATCAAGAATGCAAAGATTGGTGTAGTGTGGCACACCACATATTCTGGAAATGCACTACAAGATATGAAAGCATCATTTGGTGCAAACATCAGTGGATTAAATAAAACATCTACAGTTTGGATGGATGATGCCACTTATAAAGATGTATCTGGTAAAGCTACAATGACTGCCGCAGAAACCGAAAAGGTTACTGCATCACTATCTTCTGCTGGTTCTACATTCAGAACAATTAACTCTGCACTACTTACAAAGTTCCTTACACTACAAAATGGATTCACTGGTAATCTTGCTGGTGCATCTCTAAAAACTTACAACAATAGTAAGGTAAGACAAGGACAAAAGATTACTAATGCAAAGGCTCATGCCACTGGTTATCTGAAGTGGGTTGAAGATGCATTTCAAAAACAAATTGATAAACTCAAGACACCAAAAAATAAAGAGGCACTTGAGGTAAAGAAAAAAGAAACAATCAGAGAACTAAAGAAACACACTACTAATCTTGCAAATATTATCACATTTCAGAATCACATTGTTGATGCAAAGATGGGTATCGTAAGTAAACTAAATACTGTTAAGAGCATTGGAACTTTTATTAAAACTTCTAATGGATTTAAAGTTGTTAATCCAGAAGGATATGTTGCTATTGATAGGGTTTCTGGAAATGCAGTCAAATTAGTAGATAGAATGGAATTTAGTTTTAATAACTTTACTGCGATTAAAAGTTGGGATAAGTAGATGAAGAAGTTTTCAGAAATAAGAGAGGCTCGTGGTGACACTTGTGTATTTACCTTTGGTAGATTCAATCCACCAACGACAGGACATGAAAAACTATTAGACGCTGTTGCGACACAGGCAAAGAAGAACCCTGGCGCACCTTACTATGTGTTTGCTTCTCATTCTGAAAACGCAAAGAAAGACCCATTACCATATGCAAAGAAAGTTGCATATATGAAAAAGATGTTCCCAAAACA